CAATAGAACAAATTGCAAAAAAGGATGTTCCAACAGGAAAAGCATATAAAATTATTGAAGATAATGAATTACCTAGTTCAAGAGAATTTAGAAATGCTTGGACAATAGATGATGCAGAATTAACAGATGGAGTTGGCGAATGATTACTATAGATATTTCAAAAGCTAAAGATATTTGGAAAGATAAAATTAGAGATGCTAGAAAATCTGCATTAGAAAAATTAGATGTTGATTTTATCAAAGCACAAGAACAAGGTAATGACACTACTTCTATTGTTGCTGACAAACAAACTCTAAGAGATTTACCAAGTCAAGTAGATACAGTTACAACAATTGATGAAATTAAAGCTGTATGGAACGATATGTTAGGAGATAAATCATGAGTAGCATTTTAAAAGTAGACCAGCTTCAGGATTCAGGGGGCAATGCAATTATTACTTCTGATGGAAGTGGTAATCTTACTACGCAGAAGACTAATTATCCTGCTTTTGAAGCACAGCTCTCTGCTAATCAAAGTATTGCTGAAAATGCTTTTGTAAAAGCAGAATTAAATACAGAAAATTTTGATACAAATAATTGCTATGACAACTCAACTAATTATCGTTTTACTCCAACAGTCGCTGGTAAGTATTTAGTATATGGAACTTTGCATATAGATACAACTTCAAATTCTTTGATAGAATGTAGAACTGCTATTTATAAAAATGGTTCAATATATAAAGAAGCAGCAAGAATTGTTTTTTCAAGCACTGGATATGGAAACGAGTTAAGTGCATTAAATATTTCATATGTAATAGACTTTAACGGTTCTAGTGATTACGTAGAACTTTACGGCTACTTAAATGCAAATGGAAGTGGAACAAAAAGATTTTTAACCGATTTTTATAGTGTTTTCGGTGCATACAGGATAGGAAGTTAATTATGGCGATAACAAGATTAGGCGGAGCAAATGCAATAACAGGGACGATACCAAATTCTGTTTTGGCTGCAGGAAATGTTATTCAAGTTGTTTCAAGTGGAGAAGCAACTCCAGCAACAATAAATTCTACAAGTTATGTATTAGCAATTTCACTTGCAATAACTCCTACAAGTGCATCAAATAAAATTTTTATTAAAATGGATGGACAATATGGACAAGACGACCAAGATGGTATTACAAGTAAAACAAAATTAACTAGAACAGTTGGTGGAGTAGAAACAACTATATTTGATGAATCTACAGGAATAGATGTAACTGGTGGAATGATGGGAATTTCTCCTAATTTTGCAAAATTAGACGAACCAAATACAACATCAGAGGTTACTTATAAAATTTATGGTAGAACAGATGTATCTTCTAGTTCTGATTGGAGAATTAGAACACACACAATGTTAAATGCTTTTGAAATATTAGGATAAAATTATGATTACATTAAGTAAAGCTATTAAAAAAATAAATCCAAATGCAGAATTTAAATATCTTGAAGAAGATATTAATACTATTGAATGGCAAAATGGAACAACACCTATACCAGTAGCTGACATAGAAGCTAAAATGGTAGAGGTACAAGCAGAGTATGATGCTGAAGAATGGAAAAGAAACAGACAAGCTGAATACCCATCAATAGACGATTGTATCCACGCACTATTAGATGGTGGTGATACACTTACAGAATTACAAGCTAAACGAACAGCTACTAAAACTAAATATCCGAAATCAGGAGCATAGACCATGCTCTTTGGCTCAACACCTTTTTCAACAATAAGCTTTGGTGGAAATGTAATATCAAATGCTCTTGTTAATGTAACAGGAAATAGAGTTAATTTTACAATTGGTAATGTTACCATTGCAGGTCAAGCAACTGTTAACGTTACAGGTAACCGGATAAATGTATCTACAAGCAATGTAACTGTTGCTGCTGCAGCTTTAGCTGTTGCAACAGGAAGTCAAGTCAATACTGCAACAGGAAGTGTTACTGTTTCTGGTGGTGCAATAGTAGGTATAACAGGTAATCAGTCTAATCTATCTATTGGTAATGTATCAATAAAAGTTGGTCAAACGGTTCCGGTAACCGGCATCCGGGCTAATATTGCAAATGGAACAGTTACTGTTACAGCGAATGCTACTGTTTCTGTTGTTGGTAATAGAGTAAATATAAACATAGGAAACGCAACTGTAAGCGGTAATGCAAACGTTAACGTTAATGGTAATAGAGCAAACATTGCAACCGGTACAGTTACGGTTACAGGAACAGCGGTTGTATCTCCAACTGGAAATAGAATTAATCTTGCAACAAGTCAAGTATCTATTAGAGCATGGAGTAATCTTAACCCTAATGTTGATCAACAATGGGTGGATATTGCAACAGGAGCAACTAGTAATTGGACGGAAATTAACACTCAAACAACAGGTGATTGGGTAGAAATTGATCCTACAGCTATTCCACCAAAACCGTAGTTGATTTTGTTGAAAATTTATATAATATATAATATAAGGAGTATAATATGGCATCAAGCACATCAAGCGATTTAAAATTAGAACTAATGACAACAGGCGAAAAGTCTGGTCAATGGGGTACAATTACTAATACAAACTTACAAATTTTAGAACAAGCAGCATCAGGATATTTACCTTTAGATGTAGCTAGTTCAGATGTTGCTTTAGCTTTATCTAGTTTTACAACATCTAACGGTAAAAATTTATACTATAAATTAACTGGAACTTTAGCAGCAAACAGAACGGTTACTATGCCAGCTTCTGCTGAAAGAGTATTTATTATAGAAGATGCAACTACAAGATCTTCTTCACACTATACATTAAATGTAAAAGTTGTTGGTGAAGCAACAGGAGTAGTTGTTCCTGTAGGTGCTAAAATGGTTTTATATTCTGATGGAACTAATATGTTTTCTGGTCCAATGACAAAAGGATTTAATACAGTTACTTCTGCGTACACTGCAGTTTCAGGAGATCAAATTTTAGCAAATACAACAGGAGGAGCTATTACAATAACTTTACCTGCATCACCTTCTACAGGAGATGAAGTAAGTATTACAGATGCAAGAGGAACTTTTGCAACAAATAATTTAACTATAGATAGAAATAGTCAACCAATAGAAAGTGTTGCCACTAACGATGTATTAATTACAAATGGTCAGTTTGTTGATTTAGTTTATGTAGATGCAACAAGAGGTTGGGCTTATAGAAATACTAAAGACAGAGGTTATACTACAGTCACTGCAAACGTAACCGCTATTGCAGGAGATCAAATTTTAACTAATACAACCGGCGGAGCTTTTACCGTAACTTTACCAGCATCTCCAGTTGTAGGTGATGAAGTAGTTGTAATTGATGCAAGAGGAACTTTTGCAACAAATAATTTAACTGTAGCTAGAAATGGAGAACCAATCAATACAGGAACATCTGATTTAATTTTAAGTACAAATGGTCAAGCGATTACTTTAGTTTATGTAGATGCTACAAGAGGTTGGGCATACAAAACAAATACAGCATAGGGGGCTTAAAATATGGCTCTTGTCGATTTTAAAATACTACCTGGGATAGACAAACAAACTACTTCTGCAGGAGCAGAACAACGTTGGGTAGATTCTGATAATACTAGATTTAGATATGGTTTACCTGAAAAGGTAGGTGGTTGGCAGTCTCCAATTAAAACATCAATGGTAGGTATCGCAAGACAGATGCATGCGTTTGTTGATTTAACTGGAAACAAATATATTGTAATAGGTACAGATAAATTTTTATTAGTTTATTTTGATGGTGCTCTTTATGATATTACTCCTTTATCAGTAAGCCTAGGAGCCGGAACCATGACTACAGTTGCATCTTCAGCTGATGTAACAATTACATTAAATTCACATGGTTTAATTGCTGGACAAATTATATTAATGTCTAGTACAACTTTACCTTCAGGTACAGGATATAGTGCATCTGATTTTGATGATAAATTATTTCAAGTAACTTCTATCACAGACAGTAATAACTTTGTAATTACACAAAGTTCAGCAGCAACTGGAAGTGCTGGACCGGGAGGAAGTATTACAGTAACACCTTACGTAACTGTTGGACCACAAGTACAAACAATTGGTTATGGTTGGGGAACAAGTACCTGGGGAAATGGAAACTGGGGAGAAGATTCAACTGGAGAAGGAGTGGTTCTGGAGCCAGGCCTCTGGAGTCTTGATAATTATGGAGCAGTATTAGTTGCAACTATTGCAAATGGATTAACTTTTACATGGAACTCAACTGCTACAGATCCATTAACTATAAGAGCATCACAATCAACATCTGGATTTGAAACTACGTCTAATCCAACTGCATCTAGATTTACAATGGTATCACCAACAACAAGACACTTAGTTCATTTTGGAAGTGTTATTCCATCTAGTGGTTCTCCCAATGCACAAGATGACATGTCAATTGTTTTTTCTGACCAAGAAAATATAAATAGTTATATTCCTACTTCTGTAAACACAGCAGGTTCTCAAAGATTACAAGATGGTACAAAAATACTAACTGCATTAAAAACAAAAGAATCTATGTTAGTTTGGACAGACAATGCACTTTATAACATGAGATTTATAGGTGCACCTTTTACTTTTGGTTTTGAACAAGTGGGTACAAACTGTGGAGCAGTAGGTAAAAACGCAGCTGTTGAAATTGATGGAGTTGCATTTTGGATGTCATCTAAAGGGTTCTTTGCATTTGATGGTACAGTTAGATCACTGCCCTGTAGTGTAGAAGATTATGTTTACGATGATATTAATACAACAAAAGGTCAACAAGTTTTTGCAGGTATAAATAATTTATACACAGAAGTTATTTGGTGGTATCCAAGCGCTGATTCTGATTATAATGATAGATATGTAGTATATAATTATGCAGAAAAAGTTTGGTATACAGGGACAGAACCAAGAACATCTTGGATAGATGCAGAAATATATAATAAACCTTTTGGAACTAAATTTACAGATTCAGGCACCGGGAATTTTCCAGAAGTAATAGGTGAGTCTGGATTAGGTAAATCACAATTATTTGAACACGAAATAGGTACAAATCAAGTAGATGAAAACGGTACTCCTACAATCATTACTTCTTTTATTAAATCATTTGATTTTGATCTACAACAACAAGGTGGAGTGGCAGGTGAAGTATTTTTAGCAGTCAGACGTTTCGTACCTGATTTTGAGTCTTTGACAGGAGATGCTACAATTACCTTAAATATAAAGAGATATCCTCAACAATCTGATTCAGAAAGTACTCTTAGCCCCTTTACAATTGATTCATCTACTGATAAAAAAGATACAAGAGCAAGAGGAAGATTTGTTAATCTTAGAATAGAAAACAAAGACTTGAATCAATCTTGGAGATTTGGTACATTTAGACTAGATATTCAACCAGACGGAAGAAGATAATGGCAGTTAGAACCCCTTACACACCTTTATATGGAGATGTTTTAGATTACTTAGAAAGATCAGGACTACCTAGTGTAGGTGGTATATTTGATGATTATGATGAATCTAAAAATCCATTTATAATTGATTTTGAAGAATCAACTAGCTCTGATGATTTAGATAAAACTGATACACCTCTTTCACTAGCAACAAGAGGAGGTGGAGGCGATTTTAGTGTTTACAATCCTGATCCAACTAGAACAAGAACACAAGATAATTATAGTCCATACGCTTATAGACAAGCTGCTGAAAGAAATTTAATCGGATCAGGTGATTCACAATTTGACATAAATAAATATGGAACTGGATTTAGATCAGAAACTGAAGCACAAAAATTTATGGATATGTATCCAGAGTATTATCGAGGAAAACAACTAACAGGTATACCTGGTGCAGCTGCAAATTATTTACAAAATAGTTTAGTTGGCAGAGGAATAGCATCTCTAGAAGATATGCTTCCTGTGAATACAAGGGCAATACTTGAAAATGAAGCATTAGGTGCGGGCATTGCGCTAGATGATATTGGAAGAATTGTTCAAGGCTCAGGTGATTACGACAGTGCAGCAAATGTTATGGCTGGTTATAATTTAAATAAAATAACTCCAGAAACAATTCAAAAAAGAAGAGAAACAATTGAAAAAACAATGAGTAAACCAGGTTATTCAGGAAACTTACAAGAAAGATTAGATGCACTTGATGATTTTGAAACACAAATGTTTGG